AGGCTTGATGCCATGCTATCCGACCTGTGATTGTCATCTCTGTGCTGGAGTTTACGCAAAGGCGAAAGCCGCACTCGCCAAAGCCCGAGGCGATAATGCCTAAATGCCCGACCCATCAGACTACGCTTATCTGTCCATCCTGCATTGCCTCCATTAAGAGTGCGGCCAAAGCGGCAGCCGCTCGGGCCAACGGCAAGCTCGGAGGACGACCCAAAAAGGAGAAACCATGAAGATCGATATGACCGCCACCGACGCAGAACTCCGCGAATACCTCGACGAACTCAAAGGCAAAATCGCCAAATGCATCGAACTGGGCATGCCCGAACGCTTTACCGATCACTATAAAGACCTCGCCATTGAAGTCCTGGACGAACTCAATGCGCGGGATGTGGCCATCTCATGAAACCCATGCACATGCCCATCCTCAAGACTCCGGCTTATGAACAGCCGCGCCATCCTCACGAAAACGAAGATGCGCTGAAATCTTACTGGAAAGATCTGTCCCAACGGCTCTGGAGGCGAATTCGCCAAGGCGAATCCCTCACCCTGCCCTGCCGCTGGTGCCGTCGATTTGTCCATCCCGCCCCAGGATCCAACTGCTGCCAGTACTGCGGAAGCGTCCTATGGGATATCTAATGCCTGAAGTTCATACTCCGCAATTGCCATATCGAGGCTATCGGCCCAGAAGGCGATAGCCCCTTTTTCGCGACAGGAGGCCAGCCACGCGATTTGATCTTCCGAGGGTGTCTTATCGGTCGCTTTCACTTCAATTTCGATGTGGCGGCCTGTTTCCGGCTGAATTCCCCATAAGTCCGCCTGTCCCTTCGAGCTGAATCGCACGAATCGGCTCTTCCCGGCGTGTTCGAGCTTAAACGCTCCGGTATTGCGTCGATGCAGCTGGATTTTATAGACGAGGGAGAAATACTCGACGATGGAGGCGCTGACATCGCGTTCGGCTTCCTTGAGCTTCATTGAGCGTTTTTCCAGTCGTCGTTGCTCGCTTCCGGTCCAAACGTCGTCAGCCCATCGATGACTCGCTTCATGGCATCTTGCTTATCACCTGCATTCGGCGTCATCGCTTCCAGGTTCTCCAGAATGGCGACAGTCGCATAATAGAAACTTCCGGCATACGAACCCTTCGGCACTTCGGCTTTGATCTCATCAATCGCCTTCCATGCCACCCGCAGCGATTCGGCCATGGCGTCATACTCCTTCAGAAGCTGTGGATAGAGGCACGTGTGCGAATTCATCGCACCAGCGATGGGAAAGCATCCGCATTTTTGATGTTCGCTCATAATCCCCTCTCCGCATCAAGTTCCTTAATCGCCTTGCGACACAATTCCAGGCTGTTCGGGCTCCAGCCTTCCCTCAACCTCGTACGAAACAGGATTTCCGCCCGATGATTCTGTTCCGCCTCCTCGATGATCGGCGCAGGCTTTGGCGTCGCTCTCTCAATCGTGACGTCCTTGCGCAGCCAATTGAGTAGCCGCGCATAATCCGACGCGCCTTTCGCCTTTCGTGGATTGTCTTTTCTCCAACAACTCAGCTTTTCAATGTATTGGTTTGCCATAGAACCTCCATATCTCTTTTGGAGCTTCTGCAATTCTATGGCCGTTAGCATGACATTCTCAAATTCGCCCATCACGCACCTTTCCAAACGGTTTTTTCGGCAACCGCGTTTTTGAACCCATTGGATTCAGAATCATTTGCGCCAACTTCCATTGCTTTCGACGCGCTTCTTTCACTCGTTTGAGTTCGGCCTCACTCCAAGTCTTCATGTGCTTCTTCATACTTCAAACCTAGTGCCGGGTGGTGAATTTGAGCGCAGCAAGACCTACCCGCTAGGTCCTTGCATTGTGCCGGTATGGAGCCATTCTCACTTTGCAACCAGTACTCGCTAGTTAGAACCTTTTCCCGAAAAGGCGGTCAATTGCGTTTATCGTCGTGTCTAGCGAAGGTTGAATGACGAGTCGAGCGCGACTTTTGCCGTGGCTGTCCTCAGACGGGCTTTGCTGGTGATCCCCTCTGGCGCTGGTCCGGTTTTTTGAATTATCGCTGTCTTCGTCATACTGGCAACTCTCTACCCACATCGACGTCGATTGCTCGAAGAGACTAAGCGCGTATTGGGAAATCTTTTTGGAAGGATTGAACAGGTAGGCTTCCAGAGAGATTTACGCCCAGAGAGGTTTGCGTACCGGGGCCAAGGGCTCTCTGGAATCCCTCGTCCAAGGACAACACCTTTCGGTGCTGGCCCCAGTACTTACAAATTGAACACGAACGCTATCTAACGTCAACGAAAATGTGGTGGCCTTCGGCGGATCGAAAGGAGACGACCCGGTACATTCCGTACAGACCACCATGCATGTATTGCTGGCAGGCGGACCCATCCAGGATCTTCGAGAGCAATCGAATGCCCGCCAGCAATGTCATTTCAATCTCCACTGCGCTTTATTCTGCGAGAATCGCCGCTCCACCAGATTGCCCAGTTCGTGAAGCAGCTGGCCGGCTTCTATCGGCGATAACCCGTCAATCGCCGCTGCGATCTTCACCGTCGGCTGCCAGTCTTTCGTCGTCTGCGAATGCACGCGATGCCGCATTTTCTTGCGCTCGCAGTTGACGAGGAACGTCGAGAAAGCGTCCTCATAGTAGCCTGCGGGTGCTCGGCTCATTTCGCGCCCTTTCGCTGAAGTTCCCCTGCCGCAACAAGCAAAAGCGTATCCACAATATATTCGGAGAGTTTTTTCTTTGCTGCCCGTGCCTCAGCCTTAATTAGATCCTTATGGCGGCGCTCCAGCCTCACTCCGATTGACGCATCCTTCACATATACCGTTTTTCTCATAATCCGTTTATACATGAATATTAGCTGAATGCAAAACTATTTTTGTTAGACGTTAAACATTTCGTGCTTGACACGCATTCGCACTTCGCTTAGAGTTGCTTCACGGCGGAAAAGGAGAAAGCAATGCGAGACGAAAACGATGTGGATGTGGCGGCAGAAATGGATTACATGCGCGAGTCACTTTGGCTGGAGGATTTGATGCGAGCCGAACTGGGGATGGATGACGATGAAAACTGCTAGATGTGCGTGCGGTGCAGGCATAGCGATTACTAAGAGAGGAAAGGACAATCATGAATAACGAACTACACGTCAGCGAAGATTTTGATTCAATCGCCGCATTCATCCGGGATGCCGAGCGTCTGCACTCCATCCGCATCCGTCTGGAGGAAGCCTTGCGGCAAGAGACGCGGCTGAGCCTGGTTGCGCGAGTGGTCGGTAGTTTGTACACGATGCCGGTGGAGCAGCTCATTGAGATGATACTGGAGCCAATGACTGCGGACGAGATTCGCTCTTGCGCTCGGAGCTATGGTGTCGAATGAGCAAGCCGATTAATCCAAGTGCGATGACGGGATTGAAGATGGCCTTTCAGGCGGGGTTCAAGTCCGGCCTGCGTGGTGGCCATGCACCGCAACCGCACTACAAGTCCGAGATTCTAAACATGGCTTATGAAAGAGGCTTTCGGAAAGCAAAGGAAGGGAAGAAATGAGCAAAGAACTGGCAACGCGTGAATCCGTCGGTGAAGCTGTCGAGCGAGTCATGATCGCAGGCGATCTGGCGAAGCTCAGCGCGGAAGAGCGCGTCGGCTATTACAAATCCGTATGTGAGTCGGTTGGACTCAACCCGCTCACTCGTCCGCTGGAATACATTACCCTGAATGGCAAGCTGACGCTGTACGCCCGTAAAGACGCTACAGACCAGCTACGCGCTATTAACCAGGTCAGCATCAATATCGTCAGCCGCGAGGTTGTCGAAGGCTGCTACGTGGTCACCGCACGCGCCACGATGCCGTCAGGGCGATGTGATGAGAGTATTGGAGCCTGTCCCATCGAAGGATTGAAGGGCGAGGCACGCTCCAATCAAATGATGAAAGTGGAGACGAAGGCGAAGCGTCGGGTGACGCTGAGTATCTGCGGCATGGGCATGCTCGATGAGAGCGAAGTGGACTCGATTCCCGGCGCAAGGCTTGGCGAGAATGTGCCAGCCGTCACGACAGCGCCAAAGACATTTGGCAAGCCGAAGACGGATGCTCAAGAGTTTCAGAACCTACCGGCGCTGGAGGAATTGGTGGAAAAAGCCAAAGCTGCCGCTGCTCCGCTGCCGGAGTCGAAGGATAGCCAATTCGTTCAGCCGTTGGGCGTGTTTGCGTCTGGCACGTTAGCAAAAGCGGCGGTTCCTGATGCTGATGAACCAAGCACGGTTCCACAGCAGAATAAGTTCGCAGCTGAATATAGGTTGGCACTTCCAGAAAAATTTCGACCTCATAGCGATCAGCTTCGTCGCGCCGCTCTCGCTGAAGAGGGATACATCGTTGATGGAGTCGGATCATCGAAGGCAATCTTGCGGAAGGATTTTCAAAGAGTTGCGAACAAACTTATACGTGCTGCAAAAGAAATGACCGATCCGTTTCTTGGCGATGATTCAGACATCCCGGACAACCTGCGATGAGCACGACTCAGGATCTCTGCCGATACGTTCCTGAAACACATCAGTATTTCAGGGGCAATGTTGAACTTCCTTCAATCACGACCATTTTAAAGGCCGTCTGGCCGAGAGACGACCAAGCACCCGCTGATAAAATTGAAGGGGCCAGATTGCGCGGTGAGTTCGTGGATAAAGCGTTCACCGAGTTTTTAAAGACTGGCGAGGTAACTTTACCGGCTGGCACGCGACAAGACTGGTCTGACTGTGTGGGCCAATGCGTCGATTGGTGGCAGGCTGAGAGGGCTGGTGCGAAAGTGGAATCGCAAGTAGTCCTCTTCGGAGAGCGCGAGGCCGGTACAGCGGATCTGATCGTGGATGGCTGCGAGATCCTGGAACTGAAATCCACATGGGAGATCAGCTGCACGGTGCCTGCACAGCTTGGCGGGTATGGGGATTTACGTGAATACTCCGAAGGGTTGCCACATCCCGGAGGGATTAAATGTGGCGTGCTGCACTGCCATAAGCGGCTAAAGAAGGCTAGCTTTAAGGCTATCGATTATGTGACCGCATGGGACCAATGGCGCACCGTTCGGAACTTCTATCGGCTCACGAAAGGAATCAAATGAAAAACATAAACACACCCGTCGCCATATTTCCGGCATCGCTTCAAGATGCGTGCCCACGTAGCGGTTGCGGCATGAAGATGGCAACCGTGAGGGTTGAAGACTTCGAAGTAACGGAGTGCGGTTGCGGTTATCAATGCAAAACGATATCTGGCGCACTCAAACTCGAATATCATGCTGGCTTATTCGAGCGCACGGCGCAGAGGCGGCTGCAATGACCATCAACGAATCCATGCGGGCGCTGGCGGAGGCGCTTCGGTGCTGCAAGCGGTGCCATCTGCTCAAGGGTAATGAAAGCCGCCGAAGACGAAATGAGGCACAGCGATGACCATTCAGGAAGCAGCGATCCAATTAGCCGATAGTCTTGGGCATTCAGACCATCCTGATTATTTGGGCTCCGAAGACGCATCAGCGATGCTGCTGGATGCGATGCCGACACCGCTGCTTAATAGAAACCGTGACCGATTCCCGGAAGAACAATGGGCATGTTCGGAAGATGTCTTCAAAGGCATTTGCCACTATTCAGCCGACCGCAAAACCGTCGTATTCCTTGCGGCACTCGCTTGGAAGCAAATCGAAAGGCCGGATGGGTTATGAGCAGCCAAATAAATTTCTCATGCCAGAAGTGCGGTAAGCCGACGGATGTCGCTCCAGATCCACCAGAAAGAGCCATCTGCGAGGATTGCTGTGAAGACCATGAATATATTTATTCGCGCGGAGATCGAACGCATTATTGCAGCCACTGTGGTCAAAATCCCCCGCCAGACTGGTATGACGATATCGAGATGGACTGGAGATCCCGATGACCGAAGCAGCCCTGCGCTGCTCAGATAAGGAAGGTGAGAGATGAGACGATTCTTTATTCGCGTTTGGCATTGGAGAGTGGGTCACGAATGGGAATTCAAATATAACGTCTATGGCGACATGATCATTTATCACAATTGGAATCGGTCTGTTTATCAGTGCAAATCTTGCGGTGCTGAGAAGTGGTGCCCCAATTTACAGGAAGGTGAGAGATGAGCGATAAGACCTTTCCAGTCCAAACGAGACAGCCAATTCATGAAGGCGCTCGCGTTAACGAAGCGGTCTATATGGCGGCATACGCAGTGTACTGCGCGAACCACGGCCCCCAACCGGCAATGATTGAGGGGCATTGTCGTGGCGGATTCAGTTCGGGAGAACTAATCGCATTTCTCTATGCTCGATCATTTCCAAAAGCAGAGTGGCGGCAGCGTGAGAACGAAGCCTTAAACGGAATGAGGCAGCTATGAGCGATAAGACCGTGGATGAGATTATGAAAGATGTTCGTGATCTTGCGATTGCTCGAACAGACAGATTGCAGCAGATCCATGTCCTTGATATTGAAGCCGCCATCACGGCCCTTGCCGCTGAGAGGGATTTGGCGGTGAAGGATAGCCTTGCTTTAAAGCAAGTATTAGAAATAGCGCAGAATGATTTTGATGCGTGCGTGCGAAGGAATTTCGGTCTTGCCCGAGAGCGCGATGCCCTTCAAGCGCGGGTGGTGGAGCTGGAGAAGGCGGTGCTGGATACGTGGCGGGAATTCGGCGACGATTGGCACGGGTGTCATCATTGCAATGGCAAGCATGCCGACCTGATGGTTAATTTCCAGCACACGCCCGACTGCATCGTTCGGACAATCGAGGGGAAGACACCATGAAGAAAACGCTGCTGCTGATCCTGATGCTGCTACCGACTTCGCTGTTTGCGAATTCGATTCAGTACACGTTCACCACGACGAGCGGCGATTGTTGTCGTTTTTCCGGTAGCTTTCTAGGGTTGAACATACAGGACTATCAACCGCCATACGATTCGGCCCTAGATCAATTACGGGGCGACTTCTGGATGCTACGCGACAACCTATCCAGCAATGTATTGAACGGGAGATCCGTGATAGCACTCTCAATCATTGAAAATATCAGTCCGGATTCATTAAATGGCCCGAGTTTCAGCCCGCCGATACCGGGTCATCTAATGGGGCCAGACATACAAATGATTGTTCAATTCTCGGATGGCACGTTTGACGGTGTGGGGCTTACGTCGCTGGCGATGGCGCAGCCGATCGCGCTGGCATCGATCACAAACGTACCTGAGCCGCCGACATGGGTGACGATGGGGCTGGGCTTGCTGATGCTGGCGATATTCGCAAGAAAGATAAGGAAGATATGAGTTGGTTCACGTTGGGCGTAGTCATCGGAGTCTTCATCGGCGCAATAGCCGGATACCTGCTTGCCGCGATTCTGCTGACGTTTAATAAGGAATATGACTAGATATGGTCCTGATGGACAAACTTCGTCAAGTCCATCGGAGCGCCGACTTCCGCCTGATGCGCAGCCAGAACCTTCGCGACTAAATCCTCAAGCGCCGCTATCGTCGCAACATCTCCCTGCACATGCGTTCCTTGCGCCATGCTCTGCGCAATGTTCGTCGCGATTTGAATGATCCCAATCAATGCTGCGATGTCCATTACTTCGCTCCTTTAAATGCCGCAAGCGATGCGTCGAGCGTGGCCTTTGCTGCATTGAGTTGAGTTAGCTTCGCATCGGCGGGCAAGCCCTTCGTCACCGCATCGTGGTACGCCTGCAAGGCTGGATAGGCGACGTTGTAGGCATCCACGAGTTTGTTGAATGCGGGCTTCAGCCGATCAGGCAACACGCCGGATGCGAACTGCGCACGCGAGATGTTGATGATGCTGTTGGCGTCATTGACCAGATCGTAGGTCTTCGACTCCGCGACACTGACAGCGCCAGGATGCACGATGTAGGCACCGCACGATGTTAAAAGAATCAGCATGACGGCGGCAGCAACGGTTCTATGAAGTCTCACTTCTTAACCTCTTCTTTCGGTTTATCGGTGGAGGATGTCACGGTCGTCGTGCCATCTGGTTTGGGTTGCTTCAGCGAGTTAATCAAAGTCGTGATGCCGACGATCACCGCGCCGATGGTATTCCGCGCCCATGCGGCGGTCGTATCGTCATGGACATGAATGGCAAAGATCAGCACGATGACAGCGGCCAAGATAATCATCGAGAGCAGCAGTTCGGGGAAGTTGGTTTGGACGAAGTCCTTTAGCGATTTCATCTGGTGTCGGTACCTCCTATACCGCCAACCTTCGTGTGATTCTGCCTGACGAAATAAAGTGCAATGATGAGCGTGAAGGCATTACCCAATAGCAATGATTCTTTTCCCTGTAACGCACTCCATATGGTTGCCGCTGTCACCATGAGCGCCACAAGGGCCTGCGTGGCTTCCCAGATGAGGTTGACACGCCGCTGTCCGAGCGTGCGCTTGTCCTGCTCCAGCGTGGTAGTAGACTCAACATTAAGCGGTTCCTCGACCATGAATTATCAATTAATGAATTCTAGAATTTGGGAATATCGGATAGTGCCCAAACGCTCCAACAATTGACAGAATCCAAATTAAGACGAGGACCGCTAACACGACACGAATGATTCTCTTGATTCCTTCATCCATCGGAAACAGTGCAAAGCAGACAGCGGCAATGATGAGAACCAGAATCAATGTTCCTAAGTCCATAGAACCTCCTTCAACCCCGCTCCATTAATTGTGCAAGCCGGATGGCACGCTGTCCCACCTGCGCGGCCCATTTAGAATCGAGCATCTGCCGAGCGGCTTCGCTAAATTTGCTATCCTTGCAGGCCATCAGCATATGCGTAAACTGAAGTAAACCGCCAATTCCCATGTTGAACGCCATATTTGCCAGCACCATCTGCCGGTTGTCGCTGAGCAGAATCCACCAGGGAATCTCTTTGTTCAAATCCAGCTGAACCTTTTGAATATCGTTGGTGAGCAGAAAGTCCGACTCGACCTTGCTGATACCCACATCGTCGAGATTCCGACCCACTCCGATTGTGATTTTACCGACCGAATCCTTATACGGCCTGAGCTTTTCTCCTTCGTCGATACGGAGCAGTATCTTTAATTGAGCAATATCCATTACTGGGGATCGCCTCGGCGGCGGGAGTAATGGCGCTGATCCTCATGCCCGGTGCCTTCATGGCGCTCGATAAAGCTGCGCACGTCGACCATGAACTGCTTATCATCCTCAACATGAAGATCGAATTCCTTGCGCGATGGCACATCCTTCAACATGGCGGCGATTGCCGGATTGATACTCAGCTTGGTAATCAGCACATTGATGAGTCCAATGAATCCGCCTGCCGCCACAAAGAACACCACCCAACTGGTCAGGTTTATAGGTGCTGGAGGCAATTCCACTTGAGCCTGGAATACTAGCGGCATGCCGACCAAGAGTAACGATATGACGACACCGATCAACAAATGCATGGTCTCGATCTCGCTTTCATGGGTAAGGGTGTGGCTCATGGTTTTATTCCTCGATCATTTAGACCTTTGGAGATTCCATATTGGCAGGGACCTGGACTGGAGGCGCAGGCATGGTGGTGCGATCCTTGAAAGTCTTGGAAGTGAGGTCAAACGTATAATCCTTGGCCACATCAATGGTCAATTTCTCAGCAGACTGGCGAACATATTCCTCCAATGCGGCCAGAGCATCATTGTAAAGCTGCTGTGCGGCTTGAAGCCGTGCCTGCGCAGCTTGGAAATTGGACAGCACTGGAGTCATGACCGTTTGCTGTCCAGCGGTGAGTATCTTGTCGGGTAGAGCCATCGAATCTCCTTTTACGCTATGCTGGTGAGAAGTCCATCTGTAAACGACAGGGTTGTATATAAGTTTGGATTAAAAGCCCCGCTAAATGCACCAAACGTATAGTTCAATAGCGACGGCGTCAGCGTTCCGCAAGTCAGATTTCCAGCCGCGCTATCATCACCATTTCGAACCGATAGCGTGGTTCCTGATCGCCGCAAACTCACTTCACTAGAAGTCGTGCCTCCCATATAAATAACGCTGTCGCCCGTTTGGAGCGTTTTGGCATAAAGGCCAGCGAATCCAGAGGCATCGCCCAGCTGCACCAGTAAGGTCGTGCCGGAACGGCGGAAGCTGATATCGGTTGCGGCATTACCGCCCATATAAATAAGAGCGGATCCGACCGTCAGCGCCTTGGTGATGCCGACACCGCCCGCCGTGATGATGGAACCGGTACTCGGTGAGGTGGTATCCGTGGTGAGAGTGGAACTGATACCAGCGGCAAAGGGGATACGGGCGGTCGCCGCAGTCTGTCCATCTTTCGTGATGCAGGTCGAAAGACCTGTCGCAAGATCCGCTGTCAGCGCATTTGCCCACGTAGAGGAAATGACGGTCGCGGTTACAACTGGATTTCCAGTACTTGTGATCTGGAACAATCCCGATCCATTAAAACTCATTGCAATGTCTCCAGCTTACAGGCATAGTGAACTCATGAAAAAACATGGACTTTGCACGAGAACAGAAAGACATTCGCTCTATACAAGATGGGTTCAAATGAAACAGCGCTGCTCTAATCCCAATGATCAAGGCTTTCATCTTTATGGAGGCAGAGGAATTTCCGTTTGTGAACGGTGGATCAATAGTTTCGCTGCATTTTTGGAAGATATGGGAGAGTGTCCGCCCAGTTTTCAACTTGATCGAATCAATACTGACGGCAATTATGAGCCATCGAATTGCAAGTGGTCTTCTCCAACTGAAAACTCTAGAAATCGTCGGGATGCGCGAAAAGTTATAGCAGACGGCGTCGAATATAATGTGAACGTACTCGCAGAAATGTCTGGATTGAAAACGGATACTATCATGGCAAGAGCTAAGAGCACTCAGGATCTTCAGCAATTGATTGATCCATCTCGTCATTATCATTTGGTGCCGCCGCGTCGAGAGCGCCGATCCGGAAAGAAAACGCATTGCAAGCACGGACATCCATACGACGAAGCTAATACTTATTGGAATCCAGACGGGAATCGACAATGCATTGCATGTAGGCAATATCGCTTGCAGAAGCGAGCTCATTTACAGGCACCTCGCGCATCATCGAGCAAGCAACAGAACACGTAATAGATCACGATAAAACATGCGAATGTCATGGCAATGGCGCTCCCATCTTTTTAGAGGCTTCATAGAGTCCGGCACCAATCGCAGCACGAGCGGCCCATTTCTTAATCACCGCAGCTTTTTCCGCAAGATTTGACGCTCTGGCAAATTCGCTCATGGCGGAATCATAAAGATCGCCCATGCCTACGCTTACCGCTGCTGCTCGATTCGAGGTATCCAGCGCCGTCCCGAACTGTTTGACCTTCGATAGCATGGCCTTATTCGCCATTTGCTTTTCACCAAAAGCCAGATCGCCCGCATTCGAGGCAAACTGTCTCCCAATGTCGTAATTGATCGGGGCCAGAGGATCGGCGGGATACTTATTGATATAGTCTGAGAAGACTTTGGGAAGCGTCGTACCCGTCGTAGAAAGCTGCTGCGCTTCCATGGCGATACGTCCCGGCTCTGTGGTATCAATTGGTACGTTCTTGGCCTTTTTAAGTACAGCTTGGAAGTTCGCGCCCGCCCGCGCCTTGCTGGGAATTTGATTTACCAGACTGCGGGCGATGGGAGAAATCACCTTACCCGCACCCGCAATGGCATTCGGGAGTTCCGCTGCGCCGAGCATCGCACCTGCACCTTGAGCCGCCTGCTTCCAGCTTTCATCCGATGGCGCGTTGACAGACTTCGGTGCAAGTAAAGCCGCCAATCCTTGAGCTGAGGTGGTTATCGGCTGAGCCGCACCTTGCAGCATCTGGCTTCCAGTATCGGCTGCCGCGCCATAGTTGCCAGCCAGTCCATTCCATACCGCGCCGCCAATCGCTTTCGCTGCCGCTGGGATTCCAATGACGGCTTGAGGGATTCCTTTCAGCACCTCTGCGGCCTGATCCTGCATGGTCTGAGTGCCTGTGGGTCCAGCACCTGGATACATCACGGGTGCAACGGATTTTTCCTGAGACTTTGCCAGTCCTTGCGCTAATTCGGGATCGTTTATCGCAATGACTCTCCAAATATCATTGTCATTCAATGATTTGAGCTGTGGGAAGTGCTCACGGTAGGCGGTAATGGCAGAAGTCCGATAGTCAGGCATCAGGGGCCGAGGATCTTCTTCCGAATATCATCGGGAAGAACCAATCCGCCTCCTTTCGCTGGCGCATTACCCGCAGGAGCACCGCCCTGCTGAAACTTAGTGAAGTATTTTCCAAGCAACGCCGACTGATCCCGAGTGAAGGCTTCTTCCACCAATGCAAGATTATCTTTGGCATACTGTGGCGCAAAATTCGCCGACTTCCATCCGGGGATCAATCCCAGTACTCGGCTGACATCCTTATCAGTCACGACGCCCCGCTCACCCTTGGCTCTGGCGAACTGCGTACCGATGGCTTGAACGTATTGATCGAGCCTCGCGGAGAGAACAACCTTCTGACTGATATCCTTAGTCGAATTGATTTCATCGACTAGCTTATGCACTGGCACTAATAGATTCTTGGCGCGTTCGATATCGGTATTGGCTGTACGTATGGCGGTCGGCAGCACCAGATCATCCGAAAGCGATTCGGTTAGCGCACCACCGAGTCCACCACGAACTCCGCCCAGCGCGGCGAGTCCATTGGAAATCGTATATTCGCCAGCCGCCACCTTCGCGGCAACGGCATCGACTCGCTCCTTATCCTTAGGATTCAGATCAGCATAGCCCATACCTTCTCGCGTCGATTGCGCTGTGGGCTTCACGCTTCCCACGCGGATGTCATATTTGCCGGTAGCGGGATTAAACTGCATGACGCCTTCCGCAGTATCAACGGTCTGATTCTGAACATTTGGCGCTGGGCGTTCGGGAATTGGCGTCGTGCCGGTCTGCTGGAATCCTCCAGTGGTGGAATTAAAGATGCCTTGCGCCTGTCCCGGCCCCCCCTGCTCAAATGAATATCGTGGCTGCGCACGATTCGCCGCATTTTCGCCAGCAGTGAATTGCTGTGACTTCGCTTGCTGGCCCGCCGTGAAATCCTGTCCGGCGAGTTGCCGCGCCATTTCGGCAGCCTGAGTTTTCTCTTCACGGCTACCAGTCAATAGCGATTGCAGTAGTGTCTTTCCTGCATCGCGCATCGTCGGATCCGATGAGGACAACGCCTTTGCCAGTGAACTCACGGCGGTATCGCGAGTATCTCGCACGCTCTGTGGTTCCTGAATTGTCGGCGGAGCGGATGGAGCCAGTTCCGGTAGTGGTAAGCCACTGACCGGTGGCGGCGTGGTATCGCCGGGAGTCTGCGGCACGACCTGATTCGAGAGACTCAAGGCTTGCGCCAGTCGGCTCTGCTGTTCCTGACCCGCCAGCGCTTGCTGTTCCTGATCCAAACCCGCGTTCTGATACTGACCCAGAAGGCTCTGCGCAATCTTCGAGATTCCTTCCAGTGGTGAGACTCGCGCTCCACGCACTTGCGGCAGCACTATCGGAGCCATGCTTTCGCGCTGAAGAGCCAGCGCCATCAAGCGGCGGCGGTCAATTCCAGACTGTGCGGCGGCATAAGGATCGAGTGTTGACATAAATTATCCGAGCAGCGGCTTCACGCTTGAAAATCCTGAGAACTGCCGCAGTGTATTCTTGGCCTGATAGTATTCGTCCTTGCCTTTCTTACTGAAGGCAACAAGAGCCTGTTCCATTTCGCGATCTCTTGCATCGGCGGCTTCCGCTTGCTGCTCTGGAGGTAGCTGCTGAATCTGCTGCGTGGCCTGAGTAAAGAAGGCATGCACATTGTTGGGATTGCCGTCTGCGCCGGTCAATTGATTTGCCGCCTGACGATCACCGCCATTGCCAAAGAACTTCTTCGCCAATAAGGCAATCCCGGCAATAGCGCCACCGACTACCGGAATCGTTGCGGCACCGAGGCCGAAGAGACCCGCACCACCGCCAAGTCCCAGAGCGCCACCAATGCCGCCTCCACCTGTTGCCGCTGTTCCCGCTGCCGTGCCTGCGGTTCCTGCCGCACCGCCTGCCGCTTGTCCAATCGCGGGAGCCGCAGCCTTCGCCGCACCAATCCCAAGCGCCTTGCCGAGAAGCGGAGCGCCAACCGATCCCCCGAGGCTGAACAATCCCTGCATGGTGGAGTTGTGCTGTGCTGCATCAATCGCTCGCTGATCGGCTTGCTGCTGATAGCCGAGCTGCTGGCCTTGCAATCCAAAGTTGCCTTGATCGAGCGCCTGGCCAAATCCTTGCGCATTGGCCTGAGTGTCGAGATTCAAACCCTGCAAGACCGCTTGCGTGCGAGCATCATTTTCTTGCTGGCCTAAGAGGTTGGCGGCATTGTCATATGCCTCACCACCGGGACGCAGACCCTGGTTGATCCATTGCGTCTCCTGAGAGGTGCGCTGCTGTTGGAGTTGCGGATTCAGCCGCGACAGTATGGCTTCCTGCCCTGTCGTGCCGGGATTCACCGGCATCGGCGCGACTCCGCTGAGATTGAGTTTCGGACCAAAGCCAAAAAGCTGCGACTGTCCGGTAGGAGCGAAACTATAAGGTTGTGTCGCCATCTAAAGAGCGCCTCCTACCTCGAACATTAAATCGGTCGCGGCCCATTGTAATTGAATCCCGTTCGTGGCGGTCTTTATTATTGGTGCAAACGAATACCCGATACCCGTAGCGCCCTCCCAGTCGGCAATATTGACCAGTCCGGAACCCCATGTCGCGCTATCCCACGTCCCGGTTCCCCAGACTCCAGAACCTCCTCCAGTCCCGCTGGATAACTCCGCTGATGTATCGGACAGGTCGTAATCGACGTTCACGTTTCCATAAATGGCGGGTACTCCGTCGCTCTGGAAATGAAATCGAATCATCTTGCACTGCTTCTGCAATGCCGTTCCGTAAGTCTGGAACGATTGGATGGCAAAGCCGGGGATGCTGGCTCCGTTATCGGTGGTGCCATCCCACGCCTTGTTGACGACGCCATTACCTCCGAAGTACGGCGCATTGTTCAATAGCTCCCAGCAGTTCGCCTCCCAGCGCGTGAATTTGCACCATGCGCCCGTAATGTTGTTCTGCACATACTGCTGCTGACTCGCACCCGCCGTCACCGGTACGTTCAAATACAACTGATTCTCTTTCGGGAACATCAGCAATTCCCAACCGAAATTAGCTCCGTATGACGTAGTGGCATTATTCATCGCCAACTGGATCTGATCGGTAATCGTGGCTCCCGGACTTCCACCCACAGCGGGCAGCCGCTTCGCCAAGGCGATGACGCCTTCATTAGTGATAATCAACAGATCACCACCGTATTTGATCCAGCAGCGTCGGCCAATGGGAGCGCCAATCCGCCAGATGCCAATCAGAGAGATGCCGCTGATCGATGTGGGATCCGTCAGTTGCCAGACCAGCACTTCGCCCATGGAAGTGATGAAGGCCAAATGGTCGTCCATGCCCTGACCGCCATCGAGCGTCCATGTCATTGCCGCAACCAGATATCCGCCCAACTGGCAGAGGCTCGACATATCCAAGGCCGTTGCCGCGCCGGCGACCGCATTGATCTGGAGATACCACGCCTTGAGCGTCCCAGTCTGCGTCAGCCAAATACGATTCTTGAATACGGTAATATTGGTGGCTGTGGCGGTATCGACTCCGGTGATATCGTGCGTTCCATCACCGTCCGCATGCCATGCACTGCCGTTCCAGGATCGCAGCTTATCTGCGCCATTGACCATCAGGAGGTAAATCGCACCACCCGCTGTGGTGAAGTTCACATGCTCGAATCGCGCATTCGTCAGGGATGTCACGACCGCTGCACCTACCGCACCCGCTGAGGTGACGTTATAGATGGACGTTCCGGCAGCCCCGAACATGGTCGATGTCGCCCCGCCGTTGTACGTCATCAGCGATTCGACTTGCCCGGTAATTCCGGTCACATGCGCGGAATAGCCTTTGCGGATATTGACAGTATTGGTGGCAGGCCAGAAGTTTTCCAGCGTGACGGCATTTAGTGGATCCATATCCCCAAATGCGTTTTTTGCATCCCAGCCTCGCACGGGAGCAGCCACCGTGATGGTTCGAGACTGCTGGCCAGTGCGTCGGGTTAGAACTGCCATGATCCATCCGGCACAGACCACGGCCCGATCAGCATCGGCAAGTCCACCGGAGTGAGGGACTGCATCGATACCGGCTGGTCTTGAGCCTTCGCCATGGCCTTCAAATCCTCAAACTTCTTCTGCTCGACTCCGCATTCCAGTTTCTTGGCATTGAGGAAGTAGTACTTCAGGCCCGCACGCATGAGCGCATCGGGGAAGATGCAGGTATCGCTGTCTACCGTGAAGGATTCTTTCGTGGCAGTTGTTCCAGCCGCTGCGATAACCCAGTAGTTCGAGACGTATTCGAAAGCTTCGTTATATGCTGCGGTAGGCGCGGGAAAGAATCGCAGCTTGTTATCAACGACACGAAACCGCTCCCGAGGCCCAGTCGAGATGACGCCTCCCTGAAGCGTCTGCCATTCCTGAGAGCTTTTGGGTCCAAGATTCCTCCAGTGATTCGTTCGGTCCCAGTTCGTATCCGAGATCATCCGGTTATAATCGGCAGGCAGTGCGTAATCCTGCACTGCAAAGGTAAGCGTGCTGGTAACGGGCACACTGCCTGTCCCTGATGTGGCGGGAACATTCATAACAAACTCATTCCCACTGCTGATGGATACGATCTCGGCATAGGGAGCAATGCCTGAGCCGCTAATCACCATTCCCGGAGTGAGTCCTCCGGTCGAAACAGCACCATTTACCAATGTGCTTCCATACAGGGTGCAACCGGGAAAGACTTGCGCTGCGGTCGTCTGGAAGATATAGGCACGTACCGAACGCTGCCATTCGAACTCGCGGTTCAGGTCTTCCCCCAGCGATTGAGTCAGCGCCAGCAGCTGCATGGTCTGATTCAAGCCAGAACCAATGACAATACTGGGCTGGGCTAAGCCCAACTCACCAGAGACGCGATCCACGAGTTGTAATAGCGTTATCGCCATTTATACCTTCTTCTTGAGCAATGCCTTCATCTCATCGAGTTCCTTGCGCATCGCCGATACCTCTGCATTGGCTTCTTCCCGAATGCGGGCCACCAGCTCGGCATCCTTACCCGACTCGATAAAACTCTTGGCTTTCGCCCGGAGGTCGTTGAATCCCATGATTTTCTGAGCGTAAGAATCCGGCAAATTGGCAAATTGTTCAATGGTAAAGATGCTCAAGGCGCGGAATTCTGCCTTCTGGGTATCGCTGACCGCGTGCCACATCTCAATGGGCATCCCGATTACCTTGGTTTCCCGAGTCTTCTGCCAGCGTTCCCACTCCAATGGATACTCTTCGATGTCAGCTTCCGTCACCGGGCGGTCAATCCGCAGGTGCTGATCTGCCGGGATCTTGATAATATGCACGATCGGTTCATATACCGGTCGATTCTCTTTCTTGGACCGGAAGTTATTCTTCCTTTGTATCTCGTGGAACATAACGGCCAGCTTACCCTGTACGGGCGCAATGCTGTCGCTGGAATTGGACCAACCGGCTTCTTTGAATTCTCTGCTCATACTTTCCTCTTTCGTTGAATGCTCGCGGCCACTGTTTGCATCAGGCCGGAGCCATGAAATTCGATATCAATTGGGGTGGTTTCCAAGAACTCTGCCATCTCGCGGGCGGCTTGCCATAAGTGCGGTGTCGTCTTGAAGGTCTTTCCGGCAAGTTCGACATGGATGATTGGCTCATTGTTTCCAGGATGAGGGCCAGACCAATGCTGATAACCAAATGAGCAGTCCATGCCGAAGACCCGAAACTTGCGATAGCCCAAGGCATTGGCGACGTTGATGGCCCGCTGACCGACGGTGGATCCCCCGCCGATCATGGATTTCAGCCCGCGACTGTGGTTCATACGTACCCATTCGACGGTCTCTTCTCCATTGATCATGTGCCAGAGTTCGACGTTCTTGCCTTTAAGCACTTCCCAGAAACCTTCCGGGCAGACCGATGCCATGAGATAGCGCGTATGGGCGTTGGCCGCTTGCAGCATCTCCAGCTCGTAGGGTCGCGGGTCCAGATGCACATGAAAGCTGGGGGTCAGTCCGCGCTCCATCAGGAAGTCATGTGCTCCCGAGACAGTCATCATGGGCAGGTAATCGGTGCGGTTGATATCCTGCCATGTTTCCAGCAAGGACGGCCCGTAACAGATGATGGAGATTGCGCCCAGATCGGTCGATGGCGGCAGCTTGCGGAGAAATGGAAATCCGGACTTGCATGCAATGGCCATCTGCGCATGTCTGTCCGCAGTCGGCATGATGGCAGGTATGGCGATGCTCATTTCGATTGTCGATCCGTGGCGCAGGGTTCCAATTTAACAGCAGCCAGTCGTTCGAGGCGTTCTTCCTCGCTAGGCTTTTCGTTATAAAACAATAGCCATTGATGCCCGCAGGAAGATTCCACCAGAAGAAGCCAGAGTCCTTGATCGAATCGCAGTTCCCCGACTTCCATTAAGTTTTTCATATTGTGATCATTTATTTGCTTCTTGGCAGCAGAAAGCAACCCCGTCTTTTATAGGCTCACATGGATTCCCGCCATAAGGATTGCAGTGGCAATCGCATTCGCACTTACAATTAATGCAATGATTGCACATATAAGCGTCCTGCTGCTCTTTTGTCATTGTGTCACCTTAAGTTTCTCCAGATGCGGGACGTGTACGCTTTGTCCCATGAGTTCATTGAACGATACGGACGAGTTCATGCGCCGATAGGTATCGCGCCATTCCTGAGCGAACTCGCAGTTCTTGGTTTCTTCCCAGATGGGAATTCCCATGGTATAATGAACGATTTTGGCGTTAGGGTTGGGTGCGTCATAGCCGACAAGATGGTTCCATTCCTTTGGTAGCGCATTCATCTCTTCGCACCATGCCCAGTCATACATCCGATTTACCGGATTATCGATATATATTGGAGTCAAATGCTTGAACATTGAATTATCGAACAGCATGACGGAAGCCCACTCGAACTTGCGTTCTCCCTTGACGATATTGACACCATTAAATTTCGGCATCTCACAAACATCGCCGCGCACAAGAATATCGGAATCCAGAAACAGCGAATAGCCTTCATAGTTGGACAGGTACGGCACGAGAAACCGCGAGTAGGTAAATTCTGTCAAGCCTCGTCGAGTGATTGGAAGAGTGCGAAGGTCCAGCCGCACAATCTCAACAGGCTTCGAAGCATGCTCCCACACCGATTGAGCGCAGACCTGAAAGGCAATGGGTTGTCGTGGATCATAACCAATGTAACACCTCACTTGATGCACTCCACGCGCTGATCCCGCATGGGGAAGTGATAGCGCGGCTCCATGAAATGAATTTCCCGCATGCCGACTTTCTCCAGCAAGACACCCAAAGACTTTTCGAAATATGCCCATTTGTGACACATCGATACATCATGATATTTGGGATCGCCATACAGTGCATGCAGCGTCATGAACGCCAGCATCGGCTCATTCATCTTGATCGAATGCGCCATATACCTCATCACCTTATCGAGACATGGCAGTTCTAAAATCAACTTGCCACCGGGCTTCAAGATTCGTCGCCATTCTTTTAGGACTGACTCGGCTTCCCACTCGTAGAAATGCTCCAATACATGAATTGCCGCCACGGCATCTGCAGAATCGGTGTCTATTGGGAGTTTGCGTAGATCGGATTGGAGGTCGGCTCCGGGTCCGGCATCGACGTTGATCCATCCGGACCAGTGTGCGCGTCCGCTGCCGAGGTTATAGGCTGTTGGATAGCTTTCCTCCACATTGACGTAACTATTGCTGGCGTGAAGTTTTCCTTCACGTATGTCTGCGCCATCAAAATACGACGAGAAATCTCGAATACCGACTGTTGCTTCAGCCATTCCAGTCCTTCCTTGATGTTGCCAACCCAGATCCCGGGGACATTATTGACGGAAGGATGAGGTTCCGCAATAACAAAGCAGCCTTGTCGCACCGCTTCCACGGTTCGATTTGCACTTTTGTATTCCGCCGTTGCGGGCATAAGCACCACATCGGCCAATGCGAACTCTTTGAGCATCGTCGAGTGCGACCACGGAATGGCATGCTCGAAGTTTCCAACGATCCGCAATGGATAGTCTTTGATGTCATCGAGGATTCGATAAATGCTTTCCTGGTTGACCGCATTTCCAAACCAGAGGCATTGCCAGCCACCGCAATGGGGCTTCTCTTCGGGAAACTCGAACGGATCGGGAATCACAATCGCGTCCGGGCGTCCATACTTCGGCACATTGGCGATGATCTCCTTCATCGTCTCGGTGGGACACGTCACGATATCGGCCCGCTGTAGGAATTCCTTATAATGAAGCCATTTGAAATGGTCATCGCAGAAGTCCACGATGATCTTCTGGCCTCGCGCTTTGGCGCG